GGTAAGCCGAGTGAAGAAAAGGAATGTAAGTGTCCAAGTGAGTATGTTCCATCAGGTGACTGTCCTTTGCATGGTGTGGGAGTTTAGAGACAAAAAAAGAATAGAAAGACTAACTCCTTATGAACAAATACCATGGGTAGAAATTAAAGGAGTCAAATCCTAGTACATACGATTGATATATGAAAACAGAAAAACAAATAAGAATTGAAATACACGATGAAATGGTCAGAAAGATTGTCTTAAAGAGACAAGAGCTAGATGAGGCACATTTAAGAGAGCCCTTAAAGAAACAAGACAAACTGTGTGCTGAGTTGCAAGACTTAGAAGATAATTTAAGTTTGCTAGAAAAGAGAATGAGGGAGGATACCCCCTAGATTTAGTGGGGAGAAGGGAAATGGAATATTTAGGTGATGACAAGCATTTACTAGACCATGAAGACGGTCATATCCGTATTGATTGTTGGTGTGAACCAGAGCTTAGGCATTTAGACGGTGATAATTACCTTCTACATAAAGATAAAAATGGAAATACTATAGAAAGCGAGGTGAAAAACTAACTATGAAGTTAATAACAAGTTGGAGTATGAACGAAGAATACATTTACCTTGATGATGACGATGAAGATGAGCGTCAGGTAACTATACATTTCTTAGATAACTTTGGAAAAACTAAAGAAAATAAAATAAAAATTTTAGAAGCAATAATTATAGATTTGAAGAGCATACCCAAATAAAATAGGGGTGCAGGGGGAGAAAGAAAAATGGATTATTGAAGAAAATTTTAAGGTGAAGAAGATTGCCCCTGAAGACTAGGTAGATATGGATAACGAATATATAAATCAACATAAGCATAAGGATCTAGGATTTGTACCAACTCAAGTAAAAGGGTCCGGTAGGTCTATAAAGCCGAGAAAGTTATGTGCTAGAAGTTGCGGTAGGCATATAGATGGTGGTCGTAAATATTGTGTTTTTTGTAAAGCTGATGTTGAACGTGAGCAAAGATTAGTTAGAGATAAATTAAAATACCAAAGGAAAAAATTACTTAAGAATCTATGACTGATTTACAAAATAAGGTAATGGTATTTATTGTTACTTGGGTGAAGACTAAGAAGACACCTGTACCAAAACAAGAAATATTCTATGCTATGGTCCAAGAAGGAATTAAAGAATATACAACTGAGAGCGTATTGGATTGTTTGTTAAGGAAGAGATATATTCGCCGGGCACACAGTAGGACTACTAAAGTAAGTTATGTTCAGTTAAGAAGTATATGAAGTATTTAATTTGTTTGATTAAAGGACATGTAAGGTCGAGATATAAAAAGGTGTTTGAAGATGGTGTACCTATTCAAATTATAGAAGGTTTTGGTGGGTGGTTTACAAGTGATGGAAGACAATTGTGCTTGAGATGTGGAAAGAGTATTAAAAGAAAGGAGGAAATATGATTGATCAAAGTAAAATTGTAAAAGGACAACATGTAAGCGTAATAAGTACGCCATTTTTTAAATTAAAAGATAAGGTTGGTAGATCGTATCAAGCAATTGATTTAGAAAAGCAATTCGGCTTCTTGCCAAAGATGATAATTGTAGAGAAAGCAGAGCAAGGGAATAATGTTCTAGTAGTTAGAGCAGTAGTACCTGAAGAATTAATTGCTAAAGAGTATAAAGAGCAGAAATCGAAAATTAGTGCAATGAAACCTTAAAATTGACTTTCAGTACTTTTTTTTGTTATTGTTTCTATTACCTAAATCTTTTATAGAACTGGTAAATATATGAGTGATAACAATCCCCAGGTCCGATTTGCATTAGAATTCACTGATCAGATATACAAATACCTTGAAGGTACTAAGAAGCCTACTATTTCTCAATTTGCTAACACGTTAAAAGTTACTTGCGACACTCTTCATGCTTGGGCTGATAAGAAAGTCAAGAATGATAAAGGAGAACTAACAGATCAATACGCCCGTCCTAAATTCCATGAGGCGTTGCAAAAATTAGAAGATAAGCAGAAGGCCTGGCAACAGAAAGAGAATGAAAATCTTAATGCAAAGCAAGAGTTGTTTTGTAAATTATTTGCTACTGATCGTGAGTTTTTTGCCAACGGTACACAGTCTTATATAGAAGCATACGACATTAATATTGAGAAGAAAGGCGCATACAATGGCGCAAGGGCTTCTGCTTCACAGCTTTTAACAAACACTAACATTTTAAAGAGAATTGACGAGCTGTTAGAGTTAGATGTTTTGAATGATCAGACAGTGGATAGGGAGCTTTCTTTTGTTATTGTTCAGAAGGTTGATTTCGGTGCGAAGGTAGCAGCAATTCGAGAATATAACAAGCTTAAAGCTAGAATTACAGACAAGATAGATCACACTACAAACGGGAAAGAATTACCATCACCTATATATGGAGGAAAATCTTCAGGAGCGTAAATTTTACTTTCAGGATACTACAGCAACCAAAAAGATATTTGCATTAAAGCAGAGAATCCGGGGTATTGCTGGTGGTACTTCGGCCAGCAAAACTATTTCTATTCTTGTGTGGTTAATTGATTATTGCCAAAGAATACAAGAACGTCCAAAGATAGTAACGGTAGGATCTGAATCATTTCCTCATTTGGATAAAGGCGCAATGCTTGATTTTAAATTGATAATGAAGGATCGAGGGTATTGGAATGATAAGTGTTGGAATGATACAAAGCATTTCTATATTTTTGAAACTGGTAATAAGTTAGAGTTTTCTTCTTTTGATACATATGGTAAAGCACATGGTCCTAGACGTGATGTTTTATTTCTTAACGAGGCAAACAATATTCCCTACAACATTGTTGACCAGCTTATTACTCGTACTCGTGAAGTAGTTTTTCTTGACTGGAATCCTACGACTGAGTTTTGGTTCTATACAGATATGCTGCCTAATCGCGATGATGTAGATTTCTTAACTCTTACTTACAAGGATAACGAAGCACTTGATGCAGTTACTATCCAAGAGATTGAATCACATAGATATAACAAGCAATGGTGGACTGTATATGGTGAGGGAAAGCTTGGGGTTATTGAGGGTCGTATTTATAGAGATTGGAACTTAACAATGGATGAGCTTCCGTATGAAGCAAAACTGGAAAGATATGGAGTAGACTTTGGATATTCAAATGATCCGACAGCTATTATTGCAATATATAAATACAATGGTAGTTATATTCTTGATGAGATTACTTACCAAAAGGGATTAAGCAATAAGACAATTGCAGATATTTTAATTAATAATCCTAGAGCCTTAGTGATTGCTGATAGTTCAGAGCCTAAGTCGATTGATGAAATCAAAGGATATGGCATTAATATTATTCCGGTAAAGAAGGGGAAGGATAGTGTCAATCAAGGCATTCAGTTTGTCCAGAATCAAAAGATTTCAGTTACTTCAAGGTCTTTGAATATTATTAAAGAGTATCGTAATTATTTATGGATTACTGATAAAGAAGGTAAGATTGTCAACGAACCTCAAGACTTTTTGAATCATGCTATGGATGCTATTAGGTATGGGCTTGATAGTTTTAATCGAAGTGGTTTTAAGATGGTTGCAGATGTTGGTGGCTACGATTTACTATAACTTGCATACTGATATTTATTTGCAGTATAGTTTAGACTATGGACCAAGCTACAGTTTTAGATCCTCAAATGCAGGTAATTCAGCTCAATAGACGATCAGGTCTTAATTACCGAGAGAGACGACAGCCAGATTGGGATACTAACTACGCTCTATATAGAGATAAAGTTGTATACAACAGACTCACTCAAAGACAATCCGTTAATGTACCCCTTATGAAATATCAGGTCCGAACTCTTCTTAAGGATGTTGATGATATGCCAGTACTTTACTTTGAGAATCTAGATAATGATAAACAAGCAGAGGTATTTGAGAATGAGTATTGGAAAGAAACGGTTGCTCATAATCATATGGAGCTGCAGGATATTATTGATAAGCGCCAGGTTATGCTCTTTGGTAGATCCTACGATCAATGGCAAGTTATTGATGGAAAGATTGTTATGACTGTACAAGATCCTGCAGATATTTTGGTGTCTCGATACGTAGATCCTTTTAATATTCATTCTTCAAGATTCTTGATTCACCACAATATATATGTACCTCTAGCTTCTCTTAAGAATAATCCAGATTATGATCAAGACGAAGTAGACGAGCTTATCAAGTGGCATGCTACTGATCAAGGACTTATTAAAGCTGCTCAAAATGATACAGCAATGCAATCTAAAGTAGAGAAGCTAAATACTCTAGGTATTCCAGATGCAGACATGCCGGTGTTAGGTGAAACATATGTCGAGCTTTCCTTGAACTTTATGTATATGAAGAATGAGGATTACATTGAAGGTGAAGAGAATACTACAACTCAACAATACCCTGAGAAGATCTTCTTGATAGTAGATGCAGATCAACATTGCATCTTAATGAATAAGGCTCTTGATGAAATTATAGGAAAGACGAAAGATAACTTTTGGCAAAATCATTATCCGTACAATTCATGGGCTGATGATCTAGAGCGTCAAGATTGGTACTCTGATGGAGTAGGAGATATTATTCGAGGTCCTAATATTGTTGTAAATACTCATTACTCACAAGAGGTAGAAAATAGAACGCTCGCTAATCTTGGAATGAATGTGTATGACTCAACAGCAAATGCAGACTTTAAGCCTCAAACTTGGGATGCTAAAGCTTTTGGTTGGTATGGTGTCCCCGGTAAGCCTTCTGAGGTATTTCAGAAGTTAGATGTTGCACCCCTCAATGGAAATATAGATATGATGGAATTTGTTATTGGCATATCTGAGAAAGCTTCAGGTGCTACTGCAACTCAACAAGGAGCACAAACTGAACGTAAGGTTACACTCGGAGAAGTAGAGTTGGCATTAGGTGAGGCAAAAGAAAGAATCAAGGGTATGTCTAAATTCTATACTCCTGCTTGGGAACAACGAGGCATAATGTTTACTAAATTTGTAGAAGCAGCTCATGAGAAGCTAGATCCTTGTACTATTCATAAGAAAGGTAGATTTACTGATAATATCTATACTCGAACTATTGAACCGAAGGACTGGATGACTAAGATGGGTTCAAGAGTTAAAGTATGGAGTCAAGACGAAAAGGATGCTCAAGATACACAGGCACTTGAAAAGGCTTCTGCAGTAAAGACTAATATGCCTGATAATCCAAAGGTTGATGAGATTTATAAGAGAAAGCTAGTTGAATTTGCTGGCTTTACTCCAGATGAAATTAACGAAGTCATGGCATTTGAAGAGCAAAAGCAAGCGGCATTGATGAGTATGGTTGGTCAACCTGGAGGGCTTGGAATGCCTGGACTACCGCCTGATCCTGCAATGGCCGGCAAAGCACCAGCACAACAAGCACCAGTTATGATACCTGGACAATAATATGGATGAAACACTAAAACTATTAGGAATTGATACTCGTGGCGTGAAGTATGATGATATGAACGAGGCTGAAAGAGCCACGCTAAATAGCTGGATAGATTCAGTTAAGCAAGAACAGCTATCAGTAATTGATATCAAAGGGTATATCCAAAGATTACGTAGTGACGTTGAAGAAGAATTATATAAGACACCTGAGACTAAGAGGGTATGGCTATTCTTTACGGTTGCTAATCGTGATGCTATATTATTGAAAGCTCGATTGAGGAATTATATGTTGTTAGAAGATTTTCTATCCGGGCCTGATAAGGCTAGAAAAGCCGTTGAAAGAAACCTACAACGGCTTAGTTGAGCTAAACACTTGACAAATGATATTTTTAAAGTTTAACATTGACTAACTATGAATCCTGAAGCAGTAGAAGTACTTAAAAAGATCTTATCCAAAGAACCTCGTGAAATTACACCACAAGATGCAGCCTTTATGTTAGCTCGTAGAAAATATGTAGGTCCTAAATCAAGAGCTAAGTTTGCAGAAGTATTTGCACATGTTGGCGAAGATGAAGTAGTTGAAGCACCAGCAGAAGCACCTCCAATTGCACCAGATATAATTAATCATCCTGGAGATCTACAAATTCCTATTAATAGTGAAGATAGAACTCCTGAAGAAACAGAAGAAAAACTAGCAGAACTTAATTCGTCTGATCAAATAGAAGATGACGGTGAAGTAGAAGTACAACAGGCTTAATCTAAACCTCGTAAGAGGACTGATAATATATGGAGCACAAACAACCCACAGCGGAAGAATTAGAAGCTGAAAATCAAAGAATCCTCGAACAGTTAGATAAAGAAGAAAAAGATAATACCCCAGAAGACGACAAGGAAGAAGAAATTCAAGATAAAGAAGAAGAGAAGGATGACGAAGAACCATCACCATCTGAATCAAATGAAGAGGATGAAGTTGATGAGGAAGAAAAAGAAGAAGAGGAAAAGAAGCCTGAAGACAAGAAGGAAGTAAAAACCCCAGAAGAAATAGAATTAGAGAACAAAGCAAAGCAGCTCAAAGAATCTACCAAAGAGAGCCAGCGATTATTTAATCAGAAACAAATCATTGGTGAAGCTTTTGAAAAGATTGGTGATATTCCTGAACCTACTGAAGAGGAAATGAAAGCTGAATTTTCTGAGTGGGAAGATATGACTCCTACTGAGAAGAAGCTTGCCATTGATGGTTTATGGAATAGGAAGAAGCTTGCAGTAGTAACTGAAGCTTCTAAGGAAGTAAAAGAGCATGATATGTGGGTAAAGAAGATTAAGGAATTTGTAAATGATCCTGTTACTTTAAATAAATTTCCTGAGTTAGAAGGGAAGACAGATGAATTCAGGACATTTGCCGGCGATCCTAATAGAAGAAATAATAACCTTGAAGATTTGGTACTTACATTTAATGGGTATCTTGCAAAGAATAGACCAGCACCAAAGAAAGGGAAGATGTTTGAGACAGGCGGTGGCGGCGTAAAAGAGAAGAGAGATCCGAATGCTGGCAAGATAAGTGTTGAAGATTCTATCGTTTTAAGAGATAAAAATTATCCAGAATACAAGAGAATGTTAGAAACAGGAAAAATAGCAGATTATTAGTTTAGCTTCAAAGTATTTAATTTTGCTATATTAAGATATAGTTGACACTAAACATTTTTTTTGTATAAACTAAGAACGTAAGAATAACTTCCTAAACCCCACAAGGGACTGGTAAGAAAAACTACACAATAGATTTTTTTACTAGTCATATGTCAGCAAGAGCAACAACATTAGCACAAGGTTTCTCAAACAAATTAATGAAGGCCGTTTACGATAGAAGCCTTCTAGATTCAATAGTAAACCGAGATTATCAAGGAGAAATTAACGGTGTCGGTTCTAAACTAAATATCCTCGACTTCGATAAAGTAACAGAAAAAGATTACGCAGGAGTCCCACTTTCAGCAGATTCACTAACAGAAAACAATGGCATACTTACCATTGATAAAAAGAAATCATTCTATTGGGCCGAGAAGACACTAGATAACTGGTTGTCTTATGTTAAAGATCCACATCCTACAATCGTTGCACAAGCTGCAGACGAGAGAAACAGAAATATGGATATTTACGCACTTGGTAAATATGCTCAAGTTGCTGCAGGAAATAGAGTTGGAACTGATGTAATGACAGGTACAGTTACAGTTGATGTAACGACTGGAGCAGTTACCGGATCGGGTACTACATTTACTTCTACAATGGTTGGTAGAGGATTTAAAGCTACTGGTCATACTAAATGGTATAGAGTTAAATCATATGCTTCAGCTACATCTATAGTAATTGAAGATGATCTTGATGATATCACTTCACAATATACAGGTGGAGCGATTTCAGCAGGTGCAGCATTTACAGTAGAAGCCGTAACACCTCTTGCTGTTACTACTGCAAATATTCTTGCAACCGTAGGTAAGCTTAAACTAAAACTCGATCAAGCAGAAGCTAATGGTAGACATGCTGTACCAGATGACGGAAGATTCCTTATTGTACCTCCAGAATTTGAAGATGTTGTAACTAATGGAGCTTCAGGTATTCAACTACATGTACCAGAAGTATATGAGACTCTTGTTAAGAAAGGCATGATCACCATGCTTAAGGGATTCAAAGTATTTGTATCTAATAGACTAACTGGAAATAATACTGATGGATATCATATAATTGCCGGTCACACAGGATGGCAAACATTTGCAGAGAAGGTTCTGCGATCTAGAATTGAAGAAGATATCATCGGAGACTTTGGTGCAGCTTACAAAGACCTCTTTGTATATGGATCAAAAGTTAAAGACGCAAGACGTGGATTCGCAACTGAGCTATTTGCTACATTCACTCTCTAGAGAGAGTAGCAATAAATAACTATTAAAGCCTAAAGTTTTAATAAAGCCTAAAGTTTTATACATAAACATTTAGGCAATATAAAACAGAAAGGCTTTTTTTTATGGCAATATTTAAACTAAAAAAGGATTTATCTATATCAGCTCAACAAGAGATTGATAGAATCGCTGCTATTCCTGTTGCTTCAAGACTTGCTTCAGAGACTGCATTCTTTACTGCAAGAGAGCCATATTTCTACAATAGAGTATTACGATACGATACAAATGTACCTTTAAGTGCTCAATCACCTAATCCATTATCAACTGATTTGATACTAGAAGCAGAAGGTAACGTACTTCCTACAGGGGATTCTGGATTTAAAAAGGGCGCTATTTTTAGAGATTTAGATAAGTTAGGTAGAAATGTATATATCAATGTAGGAGATAGTACTTCTGCAGTATGGGGATATGCTGGAGATGCTATATCTTCACCTAGCGCATCACTTTCTCCTTCGGCTTCTGCATCACTTTCTAGAAGCCCTTCAGCCTCACAAAGTCCTTCAGCTAGTGCATCCGCATCATTGAGTCCTAGCTCTAGTGCTTCTCCTTCGAGAAGTCCTAGCGCTTCACTATCACCATCTGCATCATTATCACCTAGCTCTTCTGCAAGTCTTTCACAGTCGCCTTCAGCATCAAGATCACCTAGTGCATCACAGTCTATGTCACCATCTAGTTCTGTATCACGATCATTGTCGCCTTCAGCATCAACAAGCCCTTCAGGTTCAGCTAGTGCCAGTGCATCTTCATCAGTATCTTCTTCACCATCTGCAAGTATCTCACCTTCAGCTAGTGCATCCGCATCTAAGAGTCCATCAGCTTCTAGAAGTCCTTCCGCTTCATTGTCGCCTTCAGCATCAACAAGCCCTTCGGCATCGGTATCAGCATCTGAATCACCTTCGCCTTCTTTCCCGGCGTAGGTATGAGATAGGGAAAAAATATATATGAATCCATTTATTGACGAAAATAATGTAAATGTACCAGTCGAATTGGTAGATGGTGCTGTGCCAGTAACAGAAAATACAGCTCATGCTGGTGAAGATATAGACAATGATGTCATGGTTACTGAGCAGAGAAGTGATTACTTGAATATGACAGCAAGCGGTGCTGTTAAATCTTCATCAGGAGTATTTAAGGGATTTATCTGTAATTCAACCTCTTCAGGTACTGTTAAGTTTTGGGATAATACTGCAGGATCAGGAGCTGTGCTTCTTGGTACGATTACTCCAACTGCAGGTGTATTTTACCCTATTCCTGGGGCAGAGTTTGGTAACGGTTTATATGCTACAATCGCAAATACTTTGGATATAACAGTATTTTATAAGTAGTATGTATGAGGAATTTACTAAATTTAGGCAACGCAATAGCGCTTAACGGTACAAACCAGAATATTTCCTTTCCTGTTACTTCTCTTGCTAATTTAGATGGTGTTACTTCTGTTTCTATTTCAATGTGGATAAAGGCAAATTCTGTGCTTGCTACTGGTTCTCAATACTTCTTATTTACAGTAGGTGTATCAGGTGGTACTTCTGCTAGATTTTCCTTTGATCTTCAGGCCCTTAAGCTTAGACTTGGTGCTCGTGCAGCAGATGGTGCTTCTTTTCTTTCACTTACTTCTAATAGTGTAGTTGCTAAGAAAGGTAAATGGGTTCATATTGGTGGTTCTATAGATACAGTAAATGACGTTATAAAGCTATATTCTATGGGTAGAAAGATTTCGGTTGATACATCGCAAACATTTGCTACATTTACTACTGGTTCACCTCCAGGAGCTATTAGAATTGGTTCTTCGCCTGCAGACAATAACTATTCACCTGTTTCTATAGATGAATTTAAGCTCTATACCAATAGAGTTCTAACTGATGTAGAATTTATGAAAATTAGGCAAGGTAAAGAGATTGATGAAACAAGGCTAGTTGCTTATCATAAATTTGAGACTCTTTCTGGTACTACTTTGACTGATGAAACCGGGCTTACTCCAGGTACAATCATAGGATCTCCTTCACTTGAAACGGGATTTAGTGAGGCTCGTACTGCAATCTAATATATGCTAGAACATATAATAACAGCCTCAAGTGCTCAATTTAAAGAAAATGGAACAAGGATTCGGCCTTTTGGTTTCAATACATATAACTTTATTCACAATGATCTTCCTACAGAAATAATAGAAGAGCAACTCGATTATTTAGTAGCAAGAAAGTGTACTTTAATGCGTCTTTTTGCCTTCAATAAGACTTCTCCAGCAACAAATACAGTTGGTAATTTTAGATATAGGAGTGGATCTCAAATATTACGAGTTGAAGCAACATACAAAGCTTTAGATAGAATTTTAGCTGCAGGAAGACGAAAAGGAGTAAGATTTATTCTTTCACTTGTTGATAATAATAGTGATGGTAAAGAAGATTATCAGCGCGATAGCGATGCAATTTATGGTACTAATTATGGTATTACTGATGGTTGGTATTTCTTTGATGATGCAAATATACGTAATTGGTATAAAGCTGATATAGATTATCTTGCGGCAAGGACCAATACAGTTGATGGTATTCCTTACATTTATCATCCAGCTATATTTAGCTTAGAGCTTGGAAATGAACTGAGATACGATAAGGGAAGTGACCCTAATATAAATGCGTCTAATTCATACAATTTAGCTCAATTAGGTGCTTCTGGTGGGTGGGCTGATGTAATGAGTACTTATATTAAGACGAAATTCCCTAGACATATGGTAGGATATGGTGATTTAGCTCACTTTTGGCAATATTCATCAAGTGGAGGTGATGAAGATGCAATATATAATGGTAGTTTTTACGGTGTAGATTTTAATGTTACTGGAGCTTTACCAAATATAGATTATGTTGACTTTCATATGTACCCATTTGCTGATTCTCCTGACTTTACGACTAGAAAATATGGTATTAAGCTTGGGTATCCAATAACTAACAAACGAGGTGGATTAGTTGCTCAAATGGATGAATTAATAAAGATTGCGAAAATTACGTTAGGTAAACCAATATTAATAGGGGAAGTTGGGACTCATAAAAATAATGAAGTAAAAGAGCAGTATCCTTCATATCCTCGTGATGTATTTGTAGATAAATATCTTCACGATTTTGTAAGTAGGGGTGGGGATGCTGTTGTATTTTGGCATGGAGCTACAGAAAGAGGCTTTAAAAGCCCTCCAGATGATAGTAATTATAATTACAAGTTTGGCGGTGTTCATACTGGTGTATATGCGAATGGAAATGATAATGATGATGACACAAAAGCATTAGATGTAATTACTAAATATGCTTCTATGGCAAATCATAAACGAAAGCCAGCAGCATCTATTGACAATGTATAGAAATTGTGGATATAATGTATCCACATGATAGAACTTCATATAAAGATTCGGGAAGATCAAGAAAATGCCCTCTCAAAGATTCCTGGTAGTTATTCAGAATTAATCCGTCAAGCAATAGATGACCTTATAATTAAAAAGACATTTCAAGCCGGTCAATCACCCTCAAAGAAAGGAGCAAATCATGGAAGATCAACCAACATCTAGCCCTGTTATTAAGAAGGAAGATAGTATACCAGCACCAGAAGTATATACATTTGCTCAATGTATTCCGTTTCTTTTAGAAGGAAAGAAGATTACTAAGTTAGAATGGGCAAATAATAATATATTTGGAATGATAGTAGGAGATGATTTAAGACTTCATAAAGAAGATGACGTTTACTATCAATGGATATTAAATACTGGAGATTTAGAAGGAGAAGACTTTATAGTACTTTCTGAGGCTAATTAATATGACTAATTCAGTAGCTATTATTGGTAATGGCTGGGTAGGTAAGGCTATGCAAGAGCTTTTTCCTGAAGCGCTTGTTTATGTAAGAAATGTAGAAGAATCGTTGTCAAACTCTCTCAAAGAGAATGATGGTATATATAAAACTACATTTACTGATGATAAACAAATTATTAATTCAGCAGACTTTGCCTTTATTTGTGTGCCTACGCCTGCTATTGGTGAGGGTAGACTTGACGTTTCAGCAGTAGAAGAAGTCCTTAAATGGTGTGAAGTACCTAACATTGTTATTCGATCAACTGTTAATCCTGGAGATTGTGATAGATGGCAAAAACAATATCCGCATAAAAATATACTCTTTCAGCCTGAATATTTAGGAGAAACGCCAAATCACCCATTACTAGATACAGTAAATACTCCATTTATTATTATTGGTGGCGATGACCCAGATTATATGAAGCCTCTTATTGATCTCTATACTACTGTTTACAATGCAAACACTAAAATAAGACAAGTATCGCTTCTAGAGGCTGAAGTAATTAAGCTTTCTGAGAATCGTGCAATAGCTTGGAAAGTAGCTCAATGTCAAGAATTATATGACGTATGCTTGAAAGCAGGAGTAAACTACTATACAGTAAGGGATGCAGTATACAGTGATGATCCTAGAATGAATCTATGGTGGACTTTTGTAATGCCAGATAAGAGAGGATTTCAATCAAAGTGTATACCAAAAGATGTATATGCTTGGTGTGCTTGGGCTGAAAGTCTAGGATACCCACCAGTAATTACTCGTACAATGCTTGCTAAAAATAAAGAATGGATGGAAATAAATTAGTCATCGCAGACCAAAAGGAATTTTTAGTAACTTACGTTGCTGAGGGTCAAAGAATTGTATATGAGTTTGATACTGTTGAGGAAGCATTTATGAAGAAGGTCCAATTAGACGCAACCTTTCTAGGAGTAACAGTATATAAAAAAACAGAATTAAGGATTCAAGTTATATAGGAGGTGATTATATATGAGCATAATAGATTTAATAACACAATTTTTTAATCTTCCAACTCTTGCAGGAATAATTATTCTTACAAGATTTATAAATTCAAAATGGATAGTTATTGCAATAGCAGTAACTTTAATTATTTTAGGACTTATGAATGGGGGTAAGGCTTAATGGTAAAAGGAATGCTTTCAATAGTAATACCTGATAGAAATGGGCAACCATATCTTCAGTTGACTATTGATGATATTTTAAAGAAAGCAGAAGGAGAAATAGAAATTATAGTAGTTTGTGACGGTACATGGCCTGTACCGTTCCTTAAAGACGATCCTCACGTTAAAATTATTCATCACGGTACAGTTCACAATAATTTAGGAATGCGTGAAGGAATAAATCGTGGTATTGCTATATCTTCTGGTGAGTACATCATGAAGACTGATGAACATACGATGTTTGATCAGGGATTTGACCGTAAATTGAAAGAAGACTGTGAAGATAATTGGGTAGTTATTCCTAGAAGATACCGATTAATGGCCGATGAAACGCCCTGGAGACTAGAAGAATATTTAATTCAAGAAGATGGTTCTATCATTCCAGATCCAGCAGTAAGTAGGGTAAGGCCTCCAGTTGACTATATGTTTATTTCTTATCCTTATGAGAGGCCGTATGATAAGACTTGTGGACTTCATGGAGCTGAAGATAGGCAACGTCATTACGATAGAAAAGATATTCTCATTGATGAAACAATGACAATGCAGGGATCTTGTTATTTTATGAAGAGATCTTATTGGGATTTCTTATTCTCTGATGGTTTAGACTCAGAGAATTACGGTACATTTACTCAAGAGGCTCAAGAAATAAGTAATGCTGCATGGCTATCTGGAGGTCAAGTAATGGTGAATAAAAAGACTTGGTACGCTCATATGCATAAAGGAAAGCGAGGCAAAGGATATGGATTCTCTAATGAACAATATGCCAAGCATCAAGAAGGTACAGAACGTGGAAGAGTATTTTGTATTGATTACTGGATGAATGATAAGCATTTAGTAGATTCAAGATTTAAGTATGCATTTGAATGCTTATTAAATAGATTTGGCCCTGTACCTACATGGCCTCAGAATTGGAAAGAACAAATAAAGATTGATGAAGTGAAAGATTATTCACGTTTGAGGGTAGAAAATAAAGAGATATGATAATCGGTAATGGTGATATTGCAAGTGTTTTGCCTGATAGAAATGATCTATTGTTTTTTGCTTCAGGGGTATCAAATAGCCAAGAAGATAGGGAGGAAGAGTATCTTAGGGAAGTCGACCTTTTAAAAGAGCAGAGTATAAAAAATCACGTTGTTTATTTCAGCTCTCTTTCAATATTTTATTCCGATTCTAGATATGCAAAGCATAAAAAACAAATGGAAGCTTTGGTAAAGAGTTGGTTTGAGCACTATACTATCATTCGCATTGGGAATATCACTTGGGGTACAAATCCGCATACTATTATCAATCACTTTAAAAATAAGCTCAATAAAGGGGAAGTTGTAGAGGTCCAGGATGTAGAACGCTATATAGTCGATAAAGACGAATTTCTTCACTGGATTAACTTAATACCTAATTTTAACTGTGAAATGAATATTACGGGTAAAAGAATGCATGTAAAAGATATTTTAGCTCAGTACTGCAATTAATATGGATACGCTTGAATATATTTTAGACAAATACAATATTGATTGGTGGAAAGACTACAATTCACCAGTAAAGCTTCCTATTGAAATTCCTAATACTGGCCGTGAGCAAATGGCCAATTTATTTAATGAATTAGGATTTAAAATAGGTGCAGAAATTGGAGTAAGAGGTGGGGACTATTCAAAGATACTATGTGAAGCAATACCGGGAGTTAAGATGTACGGAATTGACCCATATGAGCCTCATGAGGGGTACAAGGATATCCAAAGAAGATCAACATTTGATAGTTATATGGAAGCAGCATACAAGAAGCTTGAGCCATTTGATTACGAGTTTATGCGCATGTATTCAGTAGATGCAGCATCTAAGTTTGCTGATGAATCGTTAGATTTTGTATATATTGATGGTGATCATGCCTATGAGAGTGTAGTAAATGACATTTCTCTTTGGAGTAAAAAGGTTAGGAAGGGTGGCATTATATCCGGGGATGATTATTTCAAGCATAAAGGCCCATCACATATTCACGTATACGAAGCAGTTAATGGATACACGGCAGCTTGGCAAATAAAACCCTGGTTTGTATTAGGATCTAAAGCTATTGTGGAAGGAGAAATTCGAGATCATGGTAGATCTTGGATGTGGGTAAAATGCTAAAAATAGCAGTACTTACGGCAAATTTAGGAGGGTTTGATAATACTGTTCTACCAGTAGATCAATCCGTACCGTATGATTATCATATATTTGATGATGATAATTTCCCTCCAATTGCAGGTCTTACACCACGCTTGCAGTACCGTCTTCCTAAGCTCTTCGGATGGGAAATGTATCCTGGATACGACATATATATTTGGCTTGATGGGTCAATGTCATTGCAAAGAAAAGATTCTGTTGAGTGGATGTTAAGACAACTTAGCGATAAAGATGCGGCCTTTTTTAAGCATCCTGATAGGAGTACTGTAAAGGAAGAAGTAGACTATATTGAGAAAAAACTGCAAGAGGGCAATAGATACATTACTTCAAGATATAAGAATGGTCTACACAAAGAGAATTACAAGGAAATGAGTAAACATAAAGCATGGAAAGATGATACTCTTCTAGCATCTACTAGCTTCATTTATCGCAATAATAATGCCGTTCAATCAGTTCTTAGGGCTTGGTGGTTTTACCAGTCTAGGTACTTCAGTTGTGATCAAATCCCGTTACCATTTGTTATCAAGCAATACGAGCTGAATATAAAAGTTATACAAGATAACATCTTCAAAAATCCTTATGTTTCTTTAGTATCACACCATAAATAATGAATGATTTAACAGCAATTTACTATACAGCAAATAAGATTCCTATATCTTTTCAACATGACACGAAAATCATTTTACTTGAGAGTCTTCGAGATTCAGGAATGCCTTATCTTATAGAGATCAAGCAATCAGAAAATATTGAACCCTCTCATATACAAATATACAAAAATGCTTTAGAGGGTGCTAAAAAAGCAACTACTAAATATATAGCTCTTTGTGAAGATGACGTTCTATATACTCCTTCACATTTTAAATATCGACCTAAAGATGATAACGCATTTGCCTATAACATGAATGTTTGGAGTATTTATACTTGGGTTAAGCCTGCGATATTTTCATATAAAGATAGGATTAATTTAAGTGGTCTTATTTGTCGTAGAGAGTTATTTATAGAAGCAATGGAAGAGCGTTTTAGTAAAGTAAATTTTGATAATCTTTTTCTTGGTAATTGGGCCGAGCCTGGAAAGTATGAAAAGAATTTAGGTATTACAGAACGTAAGATTGAGAAGTTCTTCAGTGATGATCCATTGGTTGCATTCTCACATGAAACTGCGCTATCATTTCAAAATCTAGGTAAGAGAAAAAAACTTGGAAATCCTAGAGCTTTAGAGATTCCTTACTGGGGTAAGGCTGAAGATATAATTAAATACTATGAATAAATACGATCTATCAATATTAATACCGGCACGCAATGAAATGTTCTTAGCAGAAACGGTTAAGAACATTTTAAGATCTATTCGTGGTAATACTGAAGTAATAGTAGTACTTGATGGGCAATGGGCTTTTCCGGCCCTTGATGACGATCCTAGACTTACTATTGTGTACTTTCCAGAAGCAATAGGACAACGAGCAGCAACAAACCAAGCTTGCAGATTATCTAAAGCTAAATATGTAATGAAGCTTGATGCTCATTGTACTTTAGATGAAGGATTCGATGTGAAGTTAATTGCAGATATGCAGGATGACTGGACCATGATTCCAACTATGTATAATCTTCATGCTTTCGATTGGGTATGTGTAGGTCAAAACGAAGTAAAAGCTGATCCTTATTCAATTGAGCCAGTAAGACAATTAGGTTGTGGCTATTCAATATATCAAGGGCCTACACCGCCTCCATGTATTAAATGTGGTGGAAAGATGGTTCGAGAGTTAGTATTCAAGCCTCGTTTAAATAGAAAGAGTAATTACTATAGATTTGACAAAGAGCTTCATTTTCAATATTGGGGTAAATTTGGTGATAGAGAAGAAAATAAAGGAGATTTAGTAGAGCTTATGACTATTCAAGGATCTTGCTTTATGCTCACCCGCGAAAAGTATTGGGAGTTGGATATTTGCGAAGAAGCACTATCTGGAAAGACTGGGTGGGGTCAACAAGGAGTAGAAGTAGCACTTAAGACGTGGTTATCGGGTGGTAAAGTTATGCTTAATAAAAAAACGTGGTACTCTCACATGTTTAGGACTCAAGGTGGAGATTTTGGCTTTCCGTATCCTATGTCTGGAAAAGAAGTAGGCGAGACACGTAGAAAGTCTCAAGATCTATTTAAGAATGATAAGTGGAAGGGTATTATTCCTGGTAGATCTTTCCAATGGGTGCTTGATAAATTCGCACCTATTCCTGATTGGCACGAAGAGCCTAAAAAACAATCTGTTCAACAAACAGGACCTACTAAGGGAATAATCTTTTATACAGATAATAAGGTGAATCTTAAAATGGCTCACGCTGTACAAAAACAATTAAAAAGTATTGGTATCCCAATTTCAAGCTCCTCTCTCAAGCCGATGCCGCATTTCGGACAGAATGTTCATCTTCCCTTAGAGAGGGGCTATTTAACAATGTTTAAGCAGCAACTAGCAGCATTAGAGCAATCTAAGGAAGATATTGTATTTATGTGCGAGCATGATGTCCTGTATCATCCTTCACATTTTAAATTTACACCACCTGAAAAAGATAAGATTTATTACAATACAAATGTTTGGAAGGTTGACGCTAAAAGTGGTCATGCTCTTTGGGTTAATAACTGTAGACAGGTATCAGGAGTAGTAGCATATCGAGAAACTTTAGTTGCTGAATATAAAAGGCGAGTAGAAAGAGTAGAGCGTGAAGGCAGGTTTGAGCGTGGATGGGGTTTTGAGCCTGGGACTAAGAGTATTGCAAGGGGTGGTTTTTCAGATCTCGTAGCAGTAAATTTCGAGTCTGAATTTCCTAATATTGATATAAGAGCTGATCATAATTTGACTCCAAATAGATGGAGAAAAGACCAATTTAGAAATCAAAGCAATACTGAAGGATGGACTGAATCGGATATTACTCAAATTAAGGGCTGGAATTTTACTCGAAAAGAAGGATTTTATACTGAACTTTAGTTGATCTTCAAGTATTTTTCGGTCTATACTTGTTGTAATGCCATATAATTTAGATCAATCGTATACCACGGGGCAAGATAATGATGATGCTGGTACAGGCGTTGGTAAGTTAAGGCTTGCTGCAAATAATAATACAATCCTTGCTCAGTCATTTACCGTTGCTTTAGCAGGTCCGATCAATAGATTCACTCCTTCACTTTTGAAACGTGGTTCACCAACAGGTAATATATGGATTGAAATACATGCAGATGGTGCAGATCCTACGGTTTCTACATTACTAGGTACTTCAGGTAACGTAGACGTTTCAACTATTGGAGGGTCATATGCTGATGTTAATTTTGATTTTACAAATATCCCTGTAGTAGTTGGGACTAAATATTGGGCCTTATTAAAAGGTGACTATACAGAATCATCATCTAATGCAATTGTTGCAGGAATTGATACTTCAAGCCCTGGTTATTCTGGTGGTAATTATGGTAGATATGGTAATGGTGGTGCTGCTTGGGAAGATATATCAACTTATGACATGCTATTTAAGCAGTATAGTGACGATGCTGGTTCACCGAGCGCATCACTATCTCCTTCTGCATCAATATCACGTTCTGTAAGTCCTTCCGCTTCTTTAAGCCCTAGTTCATCAATTTCCGCTTCCGTTTCGCCATCGGCTAGTAGAAGTCCTAGTAGTTCTACTAGCGCCTCACTATCACCATCTGCGTCAAGAAGTCCTAGCGCTAGTGTAAGTCCATCAGCTAGTATTTCTCCAAGTGCCTCACAATCACTATCACCATCTTCTTCTTTATCTTCTTCAATAAGTGCTTCTACAAGTCCGTCAGGCTCTGCATCGCCTTCACCATCACCTTCTGCTTCTCCAAGCCTAGGATACAGTTTGTATTCAAGGGGCGAAAAAGTAAGTTTACCAGCTGATGATAATGATTTAGATACAATTTATACAGATCAAGAAGAAAATAAAGTTAAATATGCTGATCAACAATATGTAGATCAAGATGGGGGCGGCAATTATTTACTTCACGAATTTAAAGATTTTGTTGCACCTGCTTCTTTTTGTAGTCCAAATTGGCAAGGAAAATCTGATTTAGCACCTAATCTTTCTACTGTTTATTTACAGGTATATAATTATTTAACGCACTTATGGGAAACTATTGATAGTGACTCTTCAGCTCATGCAGGTGTAGACTTTTTATTAATTGGAAAAATACGGGATACGACAAATTATAGAAGCCCTGAAGGTTTTTTAACTGGTAGAGTATATCAATTAGCAATATGAAAATAGTATATTTGATTATTAGTAGTTTTATACCCTACAATCAGAAGGAGGAGGTGAATTATGCTAAAAGCAATTATATTAAAAGTTGAACGAAATGCAAACGATCCTCAAGTGAATTTAGAGGTTTCGTATGTTGATGATGAAATGTCTCCTGAATTTCAATTGACGCAAGTTCTTACTCTTCCGACAGATAATGCTACAGAAGAAACAGTAAGAAATATTGTTGAAGGAAAACTTAAAGAACTTGATGCCGGACTTAAGGCTACAATTCAAAAGGAACAAGAATTAAGAGATATTTTCCAGGGAATGGAAATTCAACTAAATGGCTAATTTAATATCCGCCGCAGATGGAAATTTAACATCAGTTGCAACCGTTTGGGACCCCGTCTCAACCGGTACTGGTGCTGTGCAACAAACACGCTCTTCAAGCACTAATACTACTACTTCTTATGTTTATTCTTCAGCATTTACTGGAACTGTTACAGATGTTGTTGATGGGCTTTTATTATATTGTCAACGACTGACTTCAACCGGAACCATAGATGTTGCTTTATCAGAAGATAATGGAACAACTGCAACTCGGTCAGTTCAAATTAATGCTTCAGATCTTCCTCTTGATCCTGGTTGGGTATTTTTCAAATTTGGTTCTTCACTTACTCTTGACGGAGGAACTGATTACAAGGTTGGAGTCAAAGGATCTTCTGCGGGAAATGCCGCATTCTTCAGAAATGGTACTGCAGGGAATTGGGCGCGTTTATTAAGAAGAACAGGTCTTACTTCTGCAGGTGCAGGGGATGTTATGTATATTGTTGGAGAGCATACCGGCGCAGGAGCACTTACAACGAGAACAATTACTATGGATTCTACAGCAACAACTGATTATGGTACTGGGTCTGATGGAGCGGCTGATAATGGAATTGAAATTGGAGATGGTGGTGTGCTTACTTTTGGTACTACAGCATCAACAAATTATTACTTGAAGTTATCTGGTTCTCTAAATGTATGGGCCAATGGAACATTAAATATAGGAACAACTGGTACTCCTGTTCCTCGAAATGGAACTGCCGTACTTGAATTTGATCCGGTTGCTGATGGAGGAATGGGCCTTATTGCAAACAAGAGTGCAATTGTAAATATTCAGGGATTATCAAGAACTTCCGGTAAAAATATTGTTGCTTGTAAATTAAATACTGATGAGGCTGTAAATTCAACTGACCTTGGAGTGGATACAGATACCGGATGGCTTGATAATGATGAAATTATTGTTGCCTCTACTACAAGAACCGCAAGTCAAACGGAGCTTGGAGCACTTAATGGAAATGCAGGAGCTTCTTCTCTTACAGTTGATGGATTTGGTGGAGCAGGTGGAGGACTTGCCAATGCTCATGGTGGAGGAGGAACAACAATTCTCTCAACGCCAATTTCTGCAGAGATAGGTTTGAGAACAAGAAATATTAAAATTCGCTCCGCGACTTCAACAATTATGGCTTATGTTTATGCCGGAACCACAGCTCTTGTTGATATAGATTGGGCAGAGTTCTATTACATTGGTGAAAATGCAGCAAACAAAAGAGGAATTGAAATTGCTACAACCACAGGTTCATTCAGTATGCAATATTCTTCCGTCCATGATACAGAAGATTGGGGAGTTTATCTTGTTTCTACTTCCGGAAGCAATATCGTATTTAGCAATAATATTTGTGACAATCTTAATACTGTCGCGGCTTCAAGCACGAGTGGTCTCTTTGTTACTGCATCAAGTGGAATTAGCACAATAAGCAATAATTACTTCTTTAGATTGAGTGCAAATAATACATTTGCAACTGCAAATTATCCAATTAAATTGGCTGATGCCGGAGTTACTTTTACCAACAATGTTATAATTTCGACCTTAGTTCATAATGCTTCAACCGGAGCTATTAATATTACTGAATCAAGTGGTATTATTGGTAGTTTTGACGGAAACTCAATTCATTCTTGTGTTGGTGCTGGGATTCAATTTGAAGGTCAAGGTATTAGTGGTAAGGTTTCTAATTTGAATATTTGGAGAATGACAGGAGTAGGATTTTATACCGGAGTGTCAACAGTCAACGGAACAAATCTTCAAATTATTTATGATACTGGCCAAATATTTGGTTGCACAAATAACCAGATGGCAGTAAATAATCAAGCTGGAGCAAGATATATTTTTAGAAATATTGACATGGATAATGACCCTTCATTTACTACTACTACAGCCTTTTCAACTGGTAATGATGGTGGTCCAATTATATTCCAAAATTGTCGTTTCGGTCCTAATAATCCACATACAAATGATTTCGGAATAGCAACAACGCATCCATTCTTTTATACTTTAATAAATTGCTTGTTGAATGGAACAAATGAAGTTCCTTCTCAAAGTTCTATGATGTATCCAAGCTTTGTTCGTTCTCATAAACATGACCAAGTAGCGACAGCATTTAAGAATTTTTATAGACTTGGAACAATTCAGGCTGACCAAACAACGCGGCATACTGCTTCCGGATATTCTTGGAAGATGACTCCAACAAGTGCAACAAATAAGCTTATTCTTCCTGGGCCAGAAGATATTGATACATTTAAGGTTGCTGTTAAAGCAAATCAGGCTGTAACAATTAATGTATATGTTCAAAAAGACGGTTCCTATAATGGAAATGCACCAAGACTTGTTGTAATTGGAAGAATGATTGCCGGAGTAGATACTGACCAAATAGCCTCTCTTTCGGTAGGAGCTTCAACGTGGGAGCAGCTTCAAGTGACAGTAACTCCAACAGAAGATGGGTGGCTTGAATATTATGTTGATTGTGACGGAACTGCCGGAAATATATATGTAGATGATATTTCAATATCACAGGCTTAATTATGTATGGCATTACCAACACCAACAAATCTACAAACAATGGATTATGTATCCAGGGGTTTACCCTTTGTAGATTCACCAGCAAAGTCAGGTATTGCTTCTCAAACAATGGATTACCCGTTCAGGGGTATTGCATTTGTAACTAACGATTTCTTAGCTGGTAGCCCTTCAGCTAGTTTATCGCCTTCAGCTAGCAGATCTCCTAGCGCGTCAGCCTCAGCTTCATTATCACCTTCAGCCTCGGTATCTCCATCAAGTTCTTCTAGTTTATCGTTGTCTCCATCGGCCTCTTTAAGTCCTTCCTCTAGTATTTCACGTTCTTTGTCTCCTTCATCTTCTCAATCACCTTCAAGCTCTGTAAGTCTTTCAGTAAGTCCTTCGGCATCATTGAGTCCAAGTGCGAGCGCATCAGCTTCAACAAGTCCTAGCGCTTCTAGATCACCATCCGCATCACTAAGCCCTTCTAGTTCAATTAGTGCTTCCGTTTCTCCAAGCTCGTCTGCTTCACCATCAGTAGGTTCATCTACTTCACCATCATCTTCAGTTAGCGCTTCACAAAGTCCTAGTGCATCACTAAGCCCTTCTAGTTCAATTAGTGCTTCTCTTTCACCATCAGCCTCAGTATCGCCGTCTTCTAGTGCAAGTCTTTCACTCAGCCCTTCGGCTTCATTGAGTCCTTCAGCGTCTATATCACGATCCTTGTCTCCTTCAGCAAGCTTGTCTCCTTCTGCATCAATTTCCGCATCACTAAGCCCATCTGCATCTACTTCTCCATCAAGTTCTTCTAGCTTATCTCTCTCACCCTCGGCTTCAACTAGCCCTTCAGCAAGTACAAGTCTTTCTCAATCACCTTCAAGCTCAATTAGTGCATCTTTGAGTCCCTCTAGTTCTATTAGTTTGTCTACATCACCTTCACCTTCTACAAGTCCATCCAGTTCAACCTCACTATCAGCTTCACCATCGCCGGCTCAATATGTTTTGAGTACAAATTATTATAAGGTCCTTGTGCCTCTTATATATCAAGATAAATATTCCGAGAAGAATACTTTATATACCGATAAGTACTCAGTAAAAAACACTCAATATCAAGATAAATATTCTAGGAAGAGTACAATATATAAAGATAAATATATTCCGAATAACGCTCAGTATCACGAGTAATTTGTGTTTGAGTAGATTTATTTGTTAAAACTAGAGTATGCCAACATATCAAATAACTAAATTTTCAGGAGGTTTATCAGATTATGACAATAGAGGAATATCTGGGTCTTTTAAAATGGGTAGAAATCTTGATATTCGGAAAGAAGTTGATTCGCTTTCCTGTAACCAAGCCCTCTTTGATTTAGGTGATAAAATAACTTCTGCGTCTCAATCACCTTCAGCTTCACTATCACCCTCGGCTTCAACTAGCCCTAGTATCTCACGTTCACTTTCTCCTTCTGCATCACTCTCTCCAAGCTTAGGTTCAGCAAGTCTTTCTCCTAGCGCCTCTTTATCAAGATCACCTTCATCTTCAAAAAGTCCTTCGTCTTCACTCTCTCCATCAAGTTCTAAGAGTCCATCAAGCTCAGCATCTTCTTCTCCTTCACCATCTGCAGGGCTTACTACTGTATTTTCTGATTTAATCCGTACATGGGTGAAAGCAAGTGATGGGTTTTTATATGGATTTGGTAATACAGGCAAAATTTATAGGATAGACACAGAATTAAATGTTTCTCAGGTATATGATGCAGGTCAAGCAATTACTGGCGCAGAAGAAAAACCTTCTTCAAGTGGAAAGACTTACTTAGTGTTTGCTACTCGTACAAACCTTCACATAAAAGAAATAACAAATGGTACTGGTTGGAATGATGTAAATCACTTAGATGGGTGGCCTAAGACTAATCTTAATTCAGTTGACTGGCATACCATGCGACAAGTTGGAGGCGATGTATTTATAGCTAACGGGTCACTTATTGCAATGGCTGCATACGATGATTCATATACAACTGAAGCACTTCAATTAGTACCTGGAAATATTGCAAAAACTATAGTTGAGAGAAATGGAAGATCAATTATTGGTACATATCGAGCTTCAGATCCAGATAAAGGAATTAATGCTGCAATCGACTCTGAAGTACCTCTTGCTCAAGTAGGTGATGATGGGGATATCTATTTTGCAAATATGGTAGATTCTATTCCTGTAAAAAGATTCCCTGGTGGTGGAAAAGTAAATCCAGGTGGGGTATGTAATGAAGTATCTGAAGTAAACTTTTTTGAATGGGAAGTAACAGCGCTAAGTTATATAGACAAACAAACTGTTGGAAATATGGCCTTATTTGGTGTATATGGAGCTACAGAAGGGTATGGAGGTATTTATAGTTTGGGCCGAAAGAATAAGAATAAACCTTTTGTAATGAATCTTGAATATAATTTAGATGCTGATGAAATAGGGGCAATTGTTAATTTTAATGGAATTATCTTTGCAAGTTATCGAGACGGAACTAATTTTGGAGTAAAAGCAACTGATTTACAAAACAAAGCTACTGCAGAATATGAAGGTTTAGATTTTAAAGCACCAGCTAAGGCTATACTTGCAACAACACCCTGGAATACAGAAGAAATATATATGAAGCCACTTCCTGCAGGGTGTGCAGTAGAATTTTTATATAAATTAGATAAGGATGGAGAATTTATACAAGCAAAATTAGCTGATGGGGAAGCTACACAATACACAACAACAAATGGTAAGAAAGCAGTATTTAGAATAGGAGCTGAAGCTCAAATATTTGAACCTAAAATAAAACTAATTCCTAATGGCAATGAAACTCCTGAAATATATAGATCAATAACAAATTTTAGTTAATATGGCAGATGATAAAATTTATACTCCTGAAGAAATTACAGAAAGTCCTTTTCCTCAAGAAGTAGCTGATGTTATACCAGTAGAAAGTGACGTTTCAAGTAAAGATACTCACTCGCCGGCTACAATAAAAGGCGCAGGCTTTCCTCAAAGAGTAATAGCGCAAGAAACAATCTCTCAAGCTTTAAATACTAAATCTAAAAAGATACTTCAAGAATTTCAATTTACTGAATCAGGGGCAATGCAAATTGGTAAATTCTTACAAGCTATAAGTGGAGATATTAGAATTTCACCAGAAGGACTTATTGCACGTAATAAAGAAGGAAATGTAACTATTGCAATAGATGGAGAGACTGGAGACGTTACACTTCAAGGAACATTACAATCAGGATCAGTTATTACAGGAAATCTTATTATTGGAGAGGGTGGGACTATACAAATTGGAAATGATGATGGAGACACTTTAATAGATGAGTTTGGTATTGTTTCAGCTAATAATTTTAGATTAAATTCAAAAAATGGTACACCCTTTACTACTTTTCTTAATTCTAGTTTTGCAGATAGAACAACTAGTGTTGATTTTGATGTTGTGAGAAGTACAAAAGCTTTACTTACGTTATCAGTAGGAAATTCTTCTGAACAAACAACGCCTGGCTTAAATTGTGATGGTCAAGTAGAGTACCGACTATATTCAGATATACAAGGAGAGTTATTAGCAATGAACTTCAATTCATTTCTAATTGCTGCAACTAATGTTAGAGAAAATATTACACTTAAGCCTTATGCAGCTTCAAAGACAGTAACGCTTCAGCCAGGTAGTCATCATATTACCTTGCAGTCAAGAATTACATCAAACACTAATCTTCAAGCGGTTTTACAATCTTATGATTTTTCAGTTGTACTTTTAGGCAACTAACTTGCTTTTAAGTACATTTTATTGATATTCTTACCGTATGGATACATTCGCTGAATTAGTAGCTGCCGTTCAAAGTGATCTCACAATAGGTTCTGAAACTTCTTTTATTACGCCTACTACTGTAAAACTTGCGATAAATAGAGCGTATAGAAAAGCTGGAGGCTTAGTACGTTGGCCCGAAACTGAAGACTCAAAGACTACTTCAACTGTAGTAAGTCAAGAATATTATGATTACCCTGATAATTGGAGGCCTGATTCAATGTGGAAATTAAAAGTTGATAACGTACGATATGGCGAAGGAATAGATGGAAGTCCGTTAGTATTTTCAGACTTCTTAAATTTTAAGGAAGATTACCCAGATAGTTTAGAGAAGAAATGGTCTACTCAATGGAGAAGATATTTCATCTCTCCGATTCCTTCAACGGATGGAAATAATAATATTGAAATTTGGGGCCAAAAAGTAGTAGATAAACTAGTAAATGATGCTGATGTTACGATATTTACTTATTCACTTCCTGAATGCAATGACGCTATTGTTATGGAAGCAGAAGCTATTCTTAAAAGAAAGGCCGATCAAGCTCAAGAAGCAAGTACTTTCTTCAGTCCTGAAGCAAAACAAATCCTACTTGTTGCTTGGAATAAGATAAAACAAGAGAATGATAAAAACGAAAAGAATGAACCTATGTTTAATGTGCCTGATATGTTTAAACACACTAACGCAAGTTCAAGTACAGATATAGGAGATTTTATAAGAAGATAATATGCAAGATCCAAAAGGCGGTAAAGCACCAGCAGGAGGTTTTCAAAACGGTGGTTGGTATAACGGCTATCAATACTATAATGGTTCGTTTGCTCCTCAAGCTGGTCAAATTCATCCTCAATCGCCTCAAGCCGGCGCAGGCCAAGCTGTATCTCAAGAAGTAAATCGTCAAACCTCAGTTGCTGCAGGCCTTGATCCTAACGCAAATCAAAATTTCGTTAATCAACAAAATGCTACTCCCAATGTAGTACCAAGTAATGTAGCAAATCCTGGTGGCGTGGGTGGTTCTGGTGGTGGTGGGATTCCTGGAGGTATTGGCGCAGGAGATCCTTCAGTACCAGATCTATCAGCTTTATATGATAGTCTATATGCTTCTTCAGGTATTAAAGCTCTAGAAGCTGATCTATCAGCAAAAGAGAAAGCAAAAACTGAAGCAACTGGAGTTATAAATGATAACCCATTTCTAGCTGAAGCAAGTAGAGTAGGAAGAGTAGCAAAGTTAGAACAACTCTTTAACGAAAGAACTGCAAATATTAGAAATGACATTGCAACTAAAAAAGCTGATGTAGAAACTAAACTAAATTTAGAGACAAAACAATTCGATATTAATTCTCAAGCAGCTCAACAATCACTCTCGCGGCTTAATACATTACTTCAAGGAGGCTTCCTAGATAATGCCTCTGGAGAAGATATCGCAAACCTTACTCGATCTACAGGAATATCTTCTGATGCTATTCGAGGGGCAATTGATGCAAGCAAAGCCGGCAAGGTACAGACTCAAGTTATGACTTCAACGAATGACGCTGGTATGGTAACTGCTACAGTTATAAACTCTCAAACTGGAGAAATTATAAAATCTACAAGCTTAGGTAATATAGGAAATGCGAAAACTGGTAGCAGTAAAGCTAGTGAGTCAGAGCAGAAAAATTACTATCAAGAAAAGCTAAGAGAATCAGCTCAAAAAGGATTAACTCTATCTCAAATATTCGGAGCGTTTACAGGCTTTTTGCCACCAGATGAGATCTACCAATTATATAATGCTAACTCTAAGTACGGTCCAGATAAAGGAAGCGTTAAGAATTTAGCAAAATATGGGGTAACTCAACCAAAGTTATAGTATGATATGGCATTTTCAAATCCAGCACTTGAGAAAAGATTACAGACAATCGGCGGCAATAAGCCTCAGATAACGGGTAGTCTTGTTAAAACAACTCCAACTCAAGCACCTACACCCAGAGTTACAGGTTTTTCAAACCCAGCACTAGAAAAGAGAATACAAACAATTGCTAGTACTCCTACAAAAAAGGTGTCAGCAACACCAGTAAAAGTAGTATCCGCACCCAAGAAACAACCAACGCTTCTAGATAACGCTTCTGCATTTTTAGCAAAAATTCCAGCTCCTGCAGGTATCCCTCAAGCAGTATTTGGAGCTGTTAAAGGTCTTGACTTCGAGAGGTTAAAGAGTGCTATTACTGCAGGTGCAAAAACTATTCCCGGAACTACAAAGATAGCAGGAGGGATTATTGCAGAAAATTGGGCTAAGCAACAAAAGCAGATGAACTCTTTCTTTGGAATCTTACCAAAGCAATTCGAGCCTTTATTTGGGAATAAGTTAGCTGATCTTGCAACTGAACCTGTTGCAAATAAAGCAATAGTTGAAGCACCTAGATTAAGAGAGCAGGGTCAAATATCACAAAAGAAAGCAATAGCACCATATGCAAAGCTAGGTCCAGCAAAAGGAAATACCCAAAAGATAGCAGAAGCAGTAGTGTTTAATCTTCCTCAAATGGCTCTTTCTACTGGGCTTACTGTTGCAACAAGTTTACTTACTAAGAATCCTCAACTTGCTACTGCAGTAGGTATGTCTACTTCATATGGTATGGGTGCAAGTGAAATATATAACACAGCACGAGAAAATGGTTTGACAGACAAACAAGCTCTTCCCTATGCCACTATTGGAGGGGCAGTAGTTGGAGCATTAGACTTTGTACCTCTTAATAGATTAATTGGAAAGACTACTGGAGCTTCTAAAGTGATTGAGCAATCAATAATTAAGAAAATTACAAGTGAGATATTCAGCGTTGGTACTCAGGCAGGATTTGAAGGTATAACAGAAGGATTACAAGAAATTGTAGGTAATGCCATTGAGAGTACCTATAAAGAGCATACAGATTTATTTAAGAACGTAGGTCTTTCTACGGTAGTAGGAGCGCTTCTTGGAGGCGGTACAGATATTGCTTTAAATACAGCGCTTCACATAGGAAATCTTAAAGGGGAATCAGTAGAACAAGTATCAGATAAGGTAAATAAAAAGATAGAAACAATTCTTAATAAGCCTGAAGCTAAAAGAACGGCTGAAGAAAAATTAATAGTAGAAAGTGTTTTAACAACTCAAGTATCACCGGATGAAGCTTTAGGTATTGTTACTGATGGTAAATTTGAAAAGACAGATCAAGGAAAAGAAATTGTGAAGTCAGTTCTACAGGCTAAACAAGAAGGAATGGACCTAAGAATTACTACAGATGATGGACACGACATTGTAAAAGTTGAAATGGTAAGTCCAAATTATATTCGACCTGTTACTATTCCCGAAGATATACCGCAGGATTCCAGCAATCAAGAAATTCTTTATCACGGAACAGATAAACAATTCGATACTTTTGATTTAGAAAAAGCAGGGACCAGAAATTCAGGAGATCAAGGATTTGCTGGAAAAGGAATTTACTTAACTAATTCTAAAGAAGTTGCTGGAACTTTTGCAGAAGGTAAAGATATATATAGAACAGAAAATCCTACAGGAAGACCTCGCATTGTTGAATCAACGCTTAATCCAAATATAAAAATTTTAGAGGTTAATAATTTTAAAGAGATGTACGATGCTCTGGGAATAGATGGAACTAAAAGTTTGGCTGAAAAATATCCAGATCCAGTTAAGAGAGCGGAAGCCAGGAAAAAACAAGCAAATCAAATTAAAGAAAAGGCACAAGCGATGGGTTATGGGGCAATTAAAGTAGATGGTGGAGGAATTGATAAAAATGGTATAAAAACCTATGAAATAGTTGTTTTTGATCCTAAAGATATTCAAATTATAAAATCTTCAGATAAAAAAGGGTTTACAGATTCCAGCACGTTTGAATATACTCCAGCTAAGAACTTAACACCTGAAGAACAAAAAGTAGAGACAAATCTAGGTAA